TTGGTCAGGTCAAGGCGGCCCGCCAGTTCGGGGGCAATCTCGCCGCCCGCGAAACTGCGCCAAATGTTTTTGACTGCCATCAGCGCGCCCGATGTTGTGACGGGGTGAACTCGTTGGTGCCACCCGCTGCGTTAGCATTGGTCGCCGCTGCCGCCCCGCCCATAGCCGTGGCCCGCTCGCGCATGCCGTCGGCCACGCGCAGGCCCTCGCTGCCCTTGATGATGGGGCCCGCCAGGTACGCGGCCAGCATGTACGACAGTGCGCCCGTAAAGCTGGGCGTGAAACTGTTGGGGTCGGTCACGTCGCGCAGGTACAGCAGCACCGCCTCGGGTTCGTTGGTGTAGGCCACATCACCCTCGATGGTGAACTCCGCTGTGTCGCCGTCGTTGGGGCTGTACTCCACCTGGTCCTCGGTGAACACCGTCAAACCCACGCCAGGGCGCATGATGCGCAGGGCGCGCAAGCAATCGGACGGCAGCGCGTAGGCGTAGGCCCAGGTGGTGCTGGCGTTCGTGACCTCGGCCAACGTGGCGCGCTTGAGCGCGAAGTTCCACTGGCCAGCCTCAATCATCTCGGTGCGCGCCTGGTCGTAGAACGCGGCGCAGTAGCCCGCCTCGGCGCTGCCGTCCGGGGGGCTCAAGCTGGCGACGCGCGCCTCCGAACCAATGTGGCTTAGGGCCATGTTGCAAATTTGGACGATGGACGGCATGCGGTTTCTCCGATGCCCTCCAGTTTATGGAGGCCATCAGGTTTGACGGATACGTTAGCGGCGGCGCAGCCAAATCTGCGGCGGGGTGGTGCTGCAGTTCTCTTTCAGCCATGTGCAAATTTCCTGCATTTCGGCTTCGGTGAAATACTTTAGGTTGCTAACGCGGTGGCTGTAGAACGTCTGTGTGTTGTTAAACCTGCCCGACTGAATGACAGCCTGGGCAATCGTGACGACGCCACCGTAGAACGTCTGGGCGTTGTTGAACCCGCCAGATTGCGTAACAGTCTGGGCAATCGTGACGCCGCCACCGTAGAACGTCTGGGCGTTGTCAAACCGGCTGGACTGCACCAAGGCGCGCACGGCGGCGACCGCACCGCCATAGAACACCTGCGCATTGTCAAACCGGTTGGTTTGTACGACGGACTGCGTGCCGGTGGGTTGGGCGACCGTGCCGCCGTAAAACGCCTGTGCGTTGTCAAACCGGCTTGTCTGAACGACACCAAACCCAGCCCCGCCAGATTGGAGCAGGGTCAAAAGCATGGGGCTACTCCGTCATGCTGCGCAGTAACGCCAGCGTGGCCTGTGTTTCCTCAATGGTGACGTCAAGTTGGACTATCCGGTCCAGGTCGCCAAGCGACGTAGCGGTCGCCTTGGCGGAATTGAGGGTCGCCAGCGTGGTGCTGACGATGCGGATTAAGTCTTTGATGTTCATACCAGGACCACCATTTCCTGAGCAACGGTTGAAAGATGCGACTGGAGAAACACCGTGTCGTAAGTGTCGGTGCCGTCGATGGCGCAATACGCGGCCATGCGGTTACCGACTGCGGCAGCGCCTGATTGCAAAAAGTCGGTCGGCGTGAACAAGGCCAGCACCCGGTTTTGCACGTCAAACCGGTAAATCTGGCTAATGGCGCTGGCCACGTACAGGTTGGCGTAGAACATGCGCCCCTCGTTCTCAAACGGCGCGTAGCACCCGCTTGATCCCGTGGCGGGCAAAGCACCAGGGGAACCGTCATAGGTGATCGCCCCGGTCCATGTGCCGGTGATGCTGGCCGCAATGTCCAGCACGTCCAGGGTCGACGCGCCGCCTCGGAAGAAGTAGCACATGGAATGCCGCGCATTGCGGGCTGCGTCGGGCTGGATTCCCCACGACGGCATCCACATGCCGCCCGCAGCGTTGGCCGCAGGAGCCGCACCGAAGTAGGTGGTGCTCCAGGAGTTTGCAGGGATGTTGTTGGTGCCGTTGTTGACGGTCGCGTCGCCGTAGTTGTAGGCATAGACCGTGGTGGTGGCCGTGCTGCGCAACAAAATCAGGTTCGGCAGTTCAATGACGAACTTGGCGCTACTGCTCGGTGTGACCGTCCAGGCGGTGCCCAGGGTATAGACCGCCGAAGGCCCCGCGGTGTGGCTGGCAATGATGCGCCGCTGACCTACCGCCGTGACGTTGACCGTATCCTCAACAATGCGGATCTGGAAATTTCGGTACTCGTTGGCCGCCACCACGGCGTCGCCCAGCGTGGCCTGCCCGGTGAGCGTGCTGGCGCCCGAGGCGGTAGCAGTCAACGCATACCGCGACACCAGGCCAGTGTCGTAGTTGTACGCACCTTTGACCATGCCGTCGCCAGGTGAGCAGTCATAAGGAACGTACTGCTCGTCCAGCACCATCAGACTCGAATCCGTGCCGATGGTGGCGGGCAGGTTGGTCTGCGTCATCGAGGCCAGCGTGTTGGACGCCACCTCGAAAGACCGCCAGGACGTAGCTGCCAGAGCACCCGCCGACAGCATCATCACGCGGCCAGCGATGATTTCATACCGCGAACCAGCCACAGGAGTGAAGCCGAAGGTGGACAGCACGTTGATGGTAGGCGTCGTGCTTGCTGTGTTGCCGGTGATATAGCGCTCTGCGGTCTTACCAGAGCCGCCAGCGCCGTTGTCGATGATGCGCAGCTTGAAGCCGTATTCACCCGACCCGCCACGATTGGCGAGCATGTTCAATCCAACCGCCGTGGGCAGTGCGGTCGTCAACGTGACGCTGGTTGAGGTGGCCCCCGCTGCGATGGTGCCCACCAGGCCCAGCGACGGGGCGAATGCCGATGCCGCGCCCGCGCCGAACGTACCGCCCAGGGCGGGGTTCACAACGAATGCCGAACCCTTGGTGACGATGTTGTAGCGGTTGAGAATGGCCGCGCTGACCAGTTGATACACGAACGGGTTGCGGCTGACATCGTTGCGCATGTCGCTGCACACGCTGACCGCTGTGGCGTGGGCGTTGGGCATGGGCGGCACTTGCCGCCACACCATTTGATCTATCACTTTTTTAAAGGTGTTGGCCATGTTGATACCTCAGGTAATACGAGCGCGCACGCACTGCGCCCAGGCGGTGCGGTTGGTGTCAAGAATCTGCATGCGGGCCATGTAGCCGTCCAGGTTGTTCAGTGAGGTGACGGCGCTGCATGTAGTGACTGTTGTCACAGTCGAAACGGTTGTGACCGTGCCGGATTCGACGACCACGGTGCCGCGCTGCCGTTGCAGGCTTTTGTCGTACCCCAAAGGGGCCATCAGCATCTGCAAGATTCGCAACAGCAGGTTGCCGCTATTGGCGTCCGCAACGGGCAGCGGCGCGGCCTCACTGACCAGTTGCACGGCGCCATCCGGCCCGAATGCGGGCTTGATTACCTGGTAGTGGATGCCAGCCACCTCGTCGGTGGCGACGGTTGCCCCCGCGCCGGGGGTATATCCGAGGTTGTCTGCCATGCCTTACCCCTCCTTACAAAGCGAAGATGCCCGACGCGTTCCAGGTGACCGTTATGTCGCCACCATTGGGCGTGACCGGCAGGCCGGTGAACCCGGTGTCAAGGTAAGCCACTAGGCGCGAAGTGTTTGCGTTGCCGGTGTCGATGTAGAAAACGATGGCTTCCACGCTGTTACCGGTGACCGCTGGGTAAGTAACATCAGCGGCGTCGAACACGCCATCGGCGTAGCTTTTACTTACCAAGGTGTGCGCCGTGCCCACGACGCCCGTTAACGAAGATAGAAACTCATGCGCGGCGCTGTACGTGTAGGCGCCAGTATCGACCAAGGCGGCCTTTAGCGTACCTGTAAGCGACGAATTGGCTGCGCTGGTCAGTACCGCTTCCTTGTATTTCGGATAAATCGCGTTAGCCATGTTGATACCTCAAATTGATTTTCTACCAGCCAGTACGACGGTAATGTCCGTCGTGCCGTCACCGCCGAACACTCGGGGCTTAATAAACACGGGAAGCTCAACCACTTGGCGCAAAGCACCTGCGGTCAGTGTCAGTGTCTGGCCATCCGTCCCGGTCAGTGCGTGATAGGTTGCCCCGTCGTTGCTGCCGCCAATGGTTACGCTGGCCCCGCCAAACGCCCCAGCAACTTGGATTGATCTGTCCGAATACACGGCCAGGCGGACGGGTTCACCGTCGTCGTCGGCGTGCAGAGCGGCCCACGTTGTGACAGCCACGTCCATGCTTGTCTCAAACGGAAACGTGGTAGTAGGTTGGATGGTTGCCATGCGCGGAGTGTAGGTAAGACCCGACGCGACACGGATACGCGAAGAAAAACCCGCCGAAGCGGGTTTGTCGTTGCCACCTTGTCAGGCTAGGTCGGTTTTATCGTGGACCTCGTTGAAGGTCTTACCGTTACCGCGAGCTAGTTCGCTCAGAGCTTTCGGTTCGTCTTTGGCCTTGGCAGGTTTGGCCTGCTTCGGCGCAGCGTCTGCTGGCACATACCAGGAAGCCTTCGACCCGTCGGGCACGTCGAAGGATTCACCCGGCTGGCGAAGGCTTCCGAAGAAGCCCATTTTGGTCGCAATGACTTTCATGGGCTTACCTCAATTACAGTTGAGGAGGGCTATCGTAAGCAGCCCACAGCGCCGGGTCAGGCGTGAGGAATGCGTCGATACGGCCAGCGGCGATGGCTGTGGTGCCGGTGGTCTGGAGAATGCCCAGGAAACGCTCGTAATTGAACCCCACGGGCAGCTTCACGCAGGCCAATACCGTACCCGCGGGGATAGCGGTCGTGCCGGTCGTGAAGGCGCGGGTGGTGAAATGCACCGTGGCCGTGCCGTTGGTGGCGATAGTCGCGCTGTCGTCAGACGCCAGCGAGAAAGACACCGTACCGGCGGACGCGGCGGTGATGCCGACCGAGGCCAGAATCACCAAATACAGTTCGTCAACGGTACCCATGGGGCCGGGGGAAACCACAGTACCCGGAGACACGAGGTCGATCTGGTCGCCCAGCAGGTAGGTGCCAGCGGCACCCGTGTTCAGCAACACGTTGTCGCAAAACTCGTTTCGTTTGTCGATGATCATTTTTCAGGTTCCTTTCAGGCTCAGACCACGCGGGCCTCGGTGTTGATCAGGGCGTCTACGCGCTTGACCGGGATGTCGTCAAAAGTCATAACGCGCTTGCCTTCCACGGTTTCCCATGACAGGTTGCTGCTGACCTTTTCCAAAATGCCGAAGCGCAGTTTTTCGCGGATGGTGCGGTTCACGTACCAGCAGGCGCGGCCCTTGCCAAACGAAGGGATGCGCTCGCTTGCGGCGATCATCCAGTTGATCAGGTTCTTGGTGTTGGCCAAGGTATCAAGGTCGGACACGTCGATGTTCGGGATGCGCACGAAGTAGCGCCAGTCGCGGATCGTCAGGCCAGCGTCCCAGCGGTAGTGCGTGCGGTAGGCTTCCATGCGTCCGCCTGCGCCGTCCACGTTCTCGATGGTCACCTGGCCCTTGTCGGTCATCGACAGCCCGCCCTGCGAACCCTTCGGGTAGATGCCAAAGCCAGTCTGCGGGCCCCACACGCACAACCAAATTGACGTGTTATCAGAGCCGGTGCCGCCAGCGTTCACGATGTTGTCGGCGTTTTGCGCGGACAAGCTGTTGAAGCGCGGGGCCAAGCCGGTGAAGGCTTCAGGCGTGGTGCCTTCGTTGCCGTAGAACAGCGTTTGCGCCATGGTCTGGGACATGCCCTCGATGTAGGCGGTGTCCTCGGACAGGCGGAACGCTGCGGTGTTGCCGTTCAGGTCGGCCAGTGCGCGGTCGATTTCGGCGTAGGCTTCCAGCATACCGCACGAGTCAGTGACCTGCGCGGTGGTGGACTTGCCGGGTTGCACGCCGCCGTACAGCTTGCGCCAGGTTGGCGAAGGCAGGCCGGTGCGAACGGTCGTTTTATTGCCGGTGGGCAGGTTGCCCTCAACGAACGTCATGTCGTCGAGGATTTCGTTGGTCTGGTTCAGCAGTTCAACGATGGATGCAATAGAGCCGTTGGGGTCGGTGCGTCGTGCAACGTCCAACAGCGTGGGGTTATTAGCGGAAAGTGCGGGCATGATTCAAGTACCTTTCAGTTCATGGATGGGAAAAGTTTGCGGGCGATGTCTGTCTCGCCGCCACCCTGTGCGCCTTTGACAAACGAGTCATCACTGATAGCCTTGCCTGCTTTGTAAAACGCACGAATCACCTCGGGGTGGTTGCCCAGGCCGGTGGCGTTCAAAACGTCACGCAGTTCGGGTGTACCGAAGGTTTCGAGCGCTTTGCGGGCCACGGCCAGGTTCTCGGTGAACTTGTCGCCGCCGATGTCTTTGTCGGTTTTGACTTGCTCAGTCCACGACTCAACCAGCTTTGCATGGGCTTCAGCTTGACGCTGGGCCATCTTGGCGCCTACGTCGGCCAGCTTTTGCGCTGTCGGTTGATCGAGTTTCAGTTCCTTGGCGATGGCGGTGAACTCGTCGGCTGCCACTTTGTCGAGTTCGACACCCTCCGGCATCTTCAGGTCGTAGCTTTCAGGCGCAACGGGCTCGGCCTTTGCAGGCTCTGCGGGCGGCGTCGTCGGCTCGGCTGCGGGTGCAGGCGGGGTGCCAGCGGGCACGGTCTCAGGTGTCGCGTTCCCACCGTCGGTGTCTGGTGTGGAGGTACTTGCTGCGGGGTCGGTCATGCTTGGCCTTTAAATTCTTTCAGAATCTTGAGATACCCGTCGGCTGACGCTTCCATCAGTTCGCTGGTAATGAAAAGCCCGACGTGCCTGCGCCCCTCGTTGAAAGCCATAACGCTGCCGCTATGGTTAAACGATGTGCGAAACACCCCGGCTTCCTCCAACAAACGTGCTGCGACACGTCGGCCCTGCGGGTGGCCCAGCAACCAACGCAAATCCTCCAATTCGCGCCGTCGGGTTTCGCGCGCCACTGCCTCGTCGGCTTCGGCGTCGCGCTCCTGTCGGTGCAAATCTGTCGGGTCGGTGTTGGTTGCCACGCGCCGCATGTTATCGGTGGGCTACAACGTCACGGATACGGCAAAAGAAAAGCCGTCCAATCTTGCGAAAGGGCGGCCCGGCCTAGCTCTAAGAGCTAGGGGTTGAAGTCGCAAATCGTTACACCATCGCGCCGTTCACAGTGCCGTAGCCCTGAAGCGATGCCATAACGTCCTGCACGCCCTGCGCGTCCACCTCGCCAACGGTCTTTGCCGTGTCGGCCATGGCGGGCACCGCGGCGGCGGCCTGCTGCGCGGCCATCTGCTGCGCGCGTTGCTCGCGCAGTGCTGCCACTTTGTCGTCGGGGATGATGATTTTAGGATTGACTCCGTACATCTCGGCGTAGTCGTCAACCACTTGGTCGAAGTCCACCTTGTCCAGCACTTCAGGCTTGAGCCCGGCCAACTGGCCCACGGTGCCCAGCAGGCGGTCCACGCCACTGGCGGCCACCGCGCGCTGTGCCTGTGCCAGCACGCTGATAAATTCGACCTTCAGGTCGAGGCCCTGAAGTTCGGGCGGGGGCTCGGGCAGGATGCCCGCGCGCTCGGCGTAGTCGAACGCGGTGTCGATCAGCGGGGACAGCAGTTCGTTGTGCAGGCGCTCCAGCACGGGGCCCAGCATCAGCAGCTTTTCCTCGTGGCGCTCTGCCACTTCCGTAGCGGTGATGCCGCTGCGGTTGTCGTTGGCCAGCATCATGAACAGGTCGGCGTAGTACGCCGCGCGGATGCGCTCGCGCACGTCCTGAATGTCCAGGCCCAAGTGCTGTAGGTTCAGGTTCACGTCGAACGCACTGCGCACGGTCTGCTGTGCGCCCTGCCCGTCCACGTACATGACGCCACCCGGCAGTCGGCTTTTCTGCGCTTCCTTGTACCGCGTTGGCACCACCAGCGGGGGGTTGACCTGGTAGTCGATGCCCTGCCCTTTACGAAGCTGCTGGTGCTGCAACTGCTTCACGTCGCCCAGGCACTCCATGCCCGGACTGGTGCCGTACACGTCGCCGCCCGTGACCTCCCAGCGGGGGGCCAGCGCGGGGAATCGGTCAAAGCCCGATTCGCTCAAAAACTTGTCGAAATTATCTTTGCCGGGTTCGAGGTAGATTGACGCAAACCGTTTGTTTTTGCCGTCCATCTTGCGCGTGTCGCGGTCGCGCCGGGGCTGGATCATGTGCACCACGTCCACCCATGCGTCGTAACTGCCCTTAGTCCACAGGTTGCGAATGGACATGCTGACGTTATCGACACCAAACTGCTCGACCGCCTGGCCCACGGTCATCTGGAACTCGCGCACCAGCGTGTCCACTTCACCCTTGGCGTTCGTACCCAAGGCGTACTCACCGATGGTCAGTGGGTAGTGGTGCAGCACGTTGTCGAAGTCGGGCAGCACGATGCTGGAGGCCGTGCCGAAAAGCCCGAGCTCCTGGTACATCGAGTGCAAGGCGCGGTAGGTGTTGGAGCTTGCGAAGATGGCGCGGATCAGCGTAGCGCTGTCGTGCAGCCATTCCTTGACCGCTGCCGACTCCATGAGGTCTTTGTCCTGAATCTCCAGCTTGAACCACGGGCGCGCGGGGCTGGTCATGCCCGACATCAGGCCAGCGGCCAGCGTGCGGGCACCAAACACGGCGGTGTTGTCCAGGATGCGATTGTCGCGGCGCTCGCCACGGTTGCGGTCGGTAGCAATGAACCGGCCCGCCCGTGGCTGTTGGTACTCGCTAATGTCGCGCCAGTGTGCGACCCACGAGGAGCGCTCTGTCCACAGCGCGGACTTGCGCGACAGGATGCGCTGGCGCTTGGTGATGGGCTGGTCCATAAGGCGTGTGCGTTAACCGCCCAGCAACGTGGTGCGACCGGTGGATGCCGCGGCGTTGGCCACGCCGGTGGGGCTTGTGAGCAGCGATCCGCCTGTCATGGCGCTACGGTTGCGCCGGGCGTCGCTTTTGAGCATGGCCGTGTCGGGCTCTTTCGCCATTTGCGGCGGTGGCGGTGTGTCAATCTTCGGTGCGGATGGCAAGCACATGCGGGCGCTCCTGTGTCAATTTCCCGCATTGTGGGCACTGCCGCGCGCTTGACGGATACGCCGGGGCTACATGCTGGCGTATGGGTCGTAGTTCACGACCGCGCTCACGCCAGTGTCAATAACGGGCATGCCAAGCGCACGGGCCTGTGACTCCACGTTGTTGTTGCGGTGCACGGGGTACGCGAACGTCAACGCCAGCGCGTCGCCCAGGTCGGGGCTCATCTTGATGCGCGCCTTGATGTCGTCTTTGCTTTCAAGCTGGATTTTGTCGGCGGGTGTAAAGCGAAACGTGGGTGCGGCCAAATCTTGCAACAATTCGTTGCTTTTGGGGATGCAGCCCCCTGCGTTGAGCCAGTCGCGCATGTCGAACCACATCTCGGCGCGCTTGTTGATGTAGCGCGCTGAGTTTGGGATGCCACCGAAGTTGACCTCGGTCACGTCGTAGTTGAGTTGGCGAAGGCGGTCGATAACCCCACCCCCGTTGCCCGCGTCAATGAACACGGCGTCGGGCTTGAACGCTTGAATCTCCTGCGCAACGCGGTCGGCCAGCGTCATGTTGTCGATGCCCTTGAACACACGGGGCGGCGCGGCGTAGAGCCCTTGGCGTGGGAATATCACGCTGCGGTCGTCGCCAAAGCGCGCCGGGTCCACGCCCAGCACGCGGGGCGCGAAGTCGTAGGCGTCACTGCGCAAGTGGCGCTCGGTGGCTGCGCGGGCCAGCGACAAGCTGATAAGTTGATCCTCACCCGCTGCGCTGAAATCGCACAGGTACTCGCGCCTGAACGACTCGTCGGACAGTTCACGTCGCTGGCGCTCCACCTCGTCGGGGTCCAGCGAGTTGGTGTCATAGACCGTGTACAGCGCGGCGTGCCAGTCGGGTTTGTGCTTGGCCTCGAAGAACAGCTTGGAAAACAGGTTGACGCCCTTGGGCGTGCCAATGAACATGGCCCAACCCATGCGGTCGGCCAGCGCGGGCTGTATCACCTCGTCCCACACCTCGGGCTTGATCTGCGCGATTTCGTCAATCACCACGCCGTCCAAGCGCACGCCGCGCATAGCGTCAGGGTTGTCGGCCCCGTAAACGCGGATCATGGCCCCGTTGGTTTTAAAGCGTACCCACAGTTCGGACTCGTTGATTTCCACCATGCCAGCGGCGATCAACGGGCTTACGCGGGCCTTCAGACGCAACCATGAGACCGTCTTTGCCTGCTTGAGTTGCGGCGCAACGTAGAAAAACAGGCCCAGGTCTTTTGCGAAGCGAAGCGCCTTGTCCACCAGTTCGGCGATGGCCAGTTCGGTTTTGCCCGCACGTCGGTGCAGCGCCAGGATCGTGAAGCGTTTGCGGTTAAGGTGGCATTCCTGCTGCCACACGCGGGGCTGGTAGCCCAGGCTAATCGCGCTCATTCCTTGTGCTTGAGGTGCACCCACAGCCCAACCATTGCACCCCCGTACAGCGCCGCCACCAGCACGGTGGTGGCCACGTCGATAAATTCCCCGATGGTCATGCTAGGTCTCCGAAGTCGTCGGCGTTGGGCACGCCGGTGGCGATGATTACTTGCGCGGCGGGCAACGCGGCGCCGTCCGCCCCGGTCACTTCCTTGCGCTCGGCGTACACAGCTTTGCGCCGCCCTTTGAGAATCAGCGCCAGCAGGGCGTCGCTATGCTTGCGCACCGTGAGGGGCACGGGCTGGCCTTTGTCGTTAAGCACGGGGCAATAGTGTTCCGCGCCCTCCTCGTCCACGTAGCGCTCGTATGCGTAGGCCAGGCGCCCCTTGTCGATAACAGGCTCCTCGTAGCCCGTCACCGCACGTCGGAAAGCCTCTTTCTCGGCGCGGTCGATACCGTCCTCCAGCGCGTCGTCCCATGCGAGGGCGAACACCTCGTTGGACTCGCGCGCGCGGTAGGCCGTGCTGCGCTCGATGCCCACCGCTGCGCACGCATGCGCCACCACCGGGTACGCCTTGAGCGCAGCCAGGAAAGCGGGTTTCCAGTCAAAGTGGTGATGTGCCATTTGCTTGAATTTAGCAGCGTGCTATGTTCTCACGGATACCCACACGGTACGGGATACGCGCTGCGCCCGCCGCGAGCCATCCGCTATTTTCTGAATGCACGACTTCGACACGTTGAACTTCTCCGCGACCTTGGCGAACGACATGCCGCCTTCCAGCAGTTCGTGCACCAGTTCCACCTCGGCGTCGGTGAGCTTCGCGCCAGGGTGCGATTCCCCAATGCGTCGGCCCAGTTCGTTAATTGACAGCGGTTTCTTCATGCCAGCCCTTTCATTGCAACGCAACGACCGACACTCGGTGCAACACTGCAACGTAGCCTATAGGCTTACGTTGCGTTGCGTTGCAACTTCCCGAGTAGTGCAACATTGCAACATGAGTCGTGTTGCACTCGTGTTGCACGTGTTGCACTTTGCCAAAAGCCATTAATAATCAACAACTTACAAACTTCGTGTAAAAAATTGCACGTGTTGCATTTGCATTTTTACAACACGTGCAACACTTAGCATTTGCTGCACGTTGCAACAAGGCCAAAAAACACCCCGTGTTGCACTTTTTCCCGCACAAAATTGCACGTTCAGCGCCGAACGTGCAGCGCCATGCGGATTCAGCAAACCGCAATGCACCCATCATCCCCAAGCCAATACGGCGCGTCGTCCCCGTTGCAAAGGGCCTCCAGCGCCCTGCGCACCCGTTGCTTGCGCGTGTCGCGCTTGCCGTCGGCTGGCGGATCAAGGCGGCGCACAGCCTCCGCAATCACTGGCCCGACCTCAATGCCTTCGGTCTGGGCCCTGGCTATCTCGTTGACCACCTCAATGATTACCGCCTCGACAGGGCCCATCTTGCGGCTGGCAACGCCGCCCTTGACTGGTAGCGCAGCCTCAATGACCACGCAACTGGTGATGGGGTCCAAATCCTCATCCACCCCCAACTGCACCACCTCCAGGTCGAAGCCCCACTCCAGCCCGTCCTCGCCGTCCTTGCTCTTTGACAAGCGCAGATAGCGCCCCGTGGGCTCGCGCACCACCTCCAGTTCGGCATCGCACGCGGCGCGCAAGCCCGACCAGCCCCGCGCGCCTTTGCTGGCGTCCTTGCCGCTGTGGTGGATCAGCACAACCATGGCCCCCGTGGCCTCGTGAACGCGCTTGCAATGGCCCAGCGCCTTGCCTACGTCCTCGCCCGCGTTCTCGTTCGCTCCCGGCGTGGTCTGGGCGAACGTGTCCACGATAATCAGGTCGGCCCCACCGCTGGCACGGATGCCCTTAACCACGTCCACGGCGTCCTGCTTCTCCAGCAAGTTGGGCGCGGCGTTGAGTACCGTCATTGGCACCCCTGCCAAGTCCACACCCTTGGCCAGCGCGTAGGCTGCCAAGCGCTTTCGGAAGCCGTCGGCACCCTCGGCTGCGATGTACGCCACCCTGCCCTGCTTGACGCGCTTGCCGCGCCAGTCAATGCCCTGGGCTACGGCCAGGCTCATGTCCAGCACAGCAAACGACTTTCCCGACCCGCTGGCCCCGTACACCACGGCCAGCCCCGCCTTGGGCAGCACGCCCTTGATAACCCACGGCAGGGCCGTGGCGCTGGCGAATGTGTGCACGGGCTCAAACTGGTAGCGCGGGGGCGTGGTGGTGTCCATTTTCTGGACATCACCGACCATCGCCTCGAACTCCTCGGGGCTGGCTGGGGCGGTCAAGCTGATACCAGCGCCATGTTCATTGGCCAGGTGTAGCAAGCTGCGGCCCGTGACCTGCAGCCCCCCGCCCTTGCCGAAGCTGCGCCAGCGCTCCTCGTTGTACTCGCGCGAACTGTATTTACTGGACCGCTGGCTCCACTCCTCCCACATCTCGAAGCCCTCGCCGCGGGTCTCGCAGTGGATAGCCATACCGACCATTAACCAGTCGTCGTAATGCAGGTCAGGCGGCAAAGCGGCCAGACAACGCTCAATCTGCGCCGCGCTCAACCCGGACGGCTCGCCGCTGGCAGGCACCACTGGCTCACGGTCTGGGCGCTTGAATCGCTCGGCATGCAACCGGTAGACCTCATCTGGCAACGGCACCACGGTGTCGGTGTTGCCCAGCAACTCAGTGATGTCCAAGGTGTTGCCGGTGAATGTCACGAACCCGCGACTGCTGAAGCACTCCATGCCGTAGTCCGCGTCGCGCAGGGCCTTGCCGTTGCCCAAGTTACCCTTAAAAAACACCCGGATGCCTTGCCCGCTGGGGCTGTACTCGGCGTAACTGTCGGCCAGCAGCGCCTCGACCTGGGGGTGAATGCGCCCGTCGGTGATGCAGTTGTCGAAGTCCAGCGCGCAAATGTTGAACTGAGGCAGTGCGGCGAAGCCCACGCCGTCAAAGCCCCGGCGCGCAGCAGCCGCTTTCGCCGCGTCGAACGTGACCAGGTTAACCACGTCCTTGGGCCCACCCTGCTCGCCGTGGCGCTTGCCGCCGTTGGCGTAGTACGGCACCTTGCGGGGCTTGCCGCCCCCTGGCACCGCCTCGAAGCGCCACAGCACCCACGCTGGTAGGTCACGGATGGCGGCAGGGGCTTCGACGTTGCGCAGGTGCGGCGTGATGTGCGCAACGTTGCTCATGGCCGGCCTTTCAGTGCGTTGAACGCACGGCGCAAAACGTAACTGCGCGCCAGCGAGATAGCGGTGAACCACAAGCCAATCAGCAAGTTGTCAGACAACGGCAAGTGAATGTCGAAAAGCGGAAAAACAAGCAACTGCGACATGATGGCAACGCCGTAACCAATCGCAGTGTTTGCTATAGCTTCGATAGCGCTCTGTCTTCGGGATTGCGTCATGCCAAATCCCCATACAGCGCGTGCGCAATGCGCGCGTTGGCGATGGCCATGTACTCGGGGCTAAGTTCGCACCCGATGAACCGGAAGCCCTCCAGCACGGCGGCCTTGCCCGTGCTTCCGCTTCCCATGAACGGGTCCAGCACCACACCACCGGGCGGCGTGACCAGTCGGCACAGGTAACGCATCAGGTCGGTGGGCTTGACGGTGGGATGGACGTTGGCGCGGGGTTGTGTCTCTCGGTTTCCGTCTCGAAGTGCGCCGCTGCCCGCTTTTGTGGTTGTTGTGAAGTCGTCCAACCCCTCATCCCGGTCGCGCTTGCTCGCTTTGGGCGAGTAGAAAAAGCGGGCGGCGTTGTCGTTGTGGCCGCGAAGTGTGTCGAAAGCGGGGTCGCCTTTGCCGTAAACCTTTTTGTCCGCGCCAGTTAGCCCGACACCCCGCATGGACGCTTTGCTCGCGCCCGTATTCGGAAACAACCCCACCACCTCGTCGCTCCCATCGTGGACCAGGTTGGCGGGCCAGCGGCCTTCAGCATGTCCAGCCGAAAACCTGGCATAGTTCCCACCGGACATGCTGCCATTCTCGGAAACCAAGACGCCGGTTGATTTCGTTTTCGGCATCGCTTCATTCCCCACCCTGCACCCATCAATATTCAGCGCACCCGTACCATGCTCCAGCACGTTCTCCGCCACCGTGCCGGTCAGGGGCTTGCGGGCGACGGTGATGGGCTCCAGCGCGGGCTTTAGAGCGGTGCCCCAGCCTGCCCACTGGCGGGCTTCGGGGGTGGCGGGGGCGGTGATGTTGATGACGCCTCTTGCGAAACCACTTGCGCCTTCCGCAAACTGACGGCCCTCATGCCGCTGCTGCTTGCCAACAACCTCCCGCTCCGCCCCCGCCGCCTTGTCAATCGCCTTCGACACATCCAGACTTTTCGGAAACCCCGACCCATAGACCCACGCGATCATGTCGCGGATTTCAAAGCCCGCGTCCTCGATCCGCACGGCCATGCGGTGCTGTGTGCGTGTACCGGCAAAGGCCAGCAGGTGCCCGCCTGGTTTGAGGACGCGCAGGCACTCGGCCCAGACCTCAACGGACGGGACGTCGTAATCCCAGCGCTTGCCCATGAAGCTCAGGCCGTAGGGCGGGTCGCAGACGATGCTGTCCACGCTGTTGTCGGGGAGGGTTTTAAGGGTGACGAGGCAGTCACCAAGGTGAAGGTCGAACATGGACGGTTGGCACGTCTTTCTGCTGGTCGCCCACAGGTGAGCGCCCGTCCGAAGTGCCAACCCCGGCCCCACCGCAAAATGGGGGTGACGGGCGCTCGCCGGTAGGCTTTGCGGATGGTTACTGATTAGGGGATTGGCCCCTACACTTTAGCAGATTGCAAACGCGCCGTGCTGTTTGCTAATGTGGCGTAGCGTCGCAACCACGCACCGGAAAACTCAACTTCACCCCGCACGCGCTCGGCGTACTGGCACACCCACTCGACGCCATTGCGGCGCACAAGCAACACTTCACGCCCGCTCGGCAGGCGCAGCAACATGCCGGGGCGCAGGCGATCAATCATCCCGTCTCATGGACAACAGGCCACACAACAGGAAGCCCGCGATAAACGCGACCCACGCAATCAGAAAGGCCGTGGACCAGGAAATCACTGCTGCTCCAACTGCTCGCCGCTCACGATTGGGAACTCACTGACCACCGCGCGCTCGCCCAGGCACTTCGCGGCGTACTGGCACCGCTGGCAAGCAGCGCACAGGTCTGTGCGCGTCACAACGGGTAGGCGGCCTTTACTGGCCTTGGCCATTTCAAACGCGACGTGTTCAATCTTGCCAGCCAGCGCAGCGCTGGCCTGGCGGTGACCCCCCGCGAGTTGAAACAGCATGCCGCGCGACGTGCCCGCCTTGGCCGCCAGCAGTTCCTGCTCGGCGGTGGTGGCGGCGCTCATCCACGCTTTCATTGGGGTGATGGTTTTCATTGTCGTATTCATGCGTGAATTTTACTTGTTGCTAAATGCTTGCGTCAAATGCTGTAGGTTTAATACCTTGACGCTATGCAATCCGTGTATGCCTTGCGGCGCTGAAGTAGCCCGCTGGGTCAACGTAAAGCCCCGCAACTTTGTGGGGCTTTTCTTTGCGTTGTGTGTTTAGCACCTGCTAAACTATCCATTCACCAACCGCTAAACCTGAAAGGACAGCACCGTGATTCAAGTGACCCTCAACTTCACCAGCGAGCAGGAACTGCTGGCGTTCTTCACCAACAAGAAAGCCACCGTCACCCCCGGCCTTGCGCTCGAATCCGGCGAGTTCATCCCCGCCGCCGAACTGAACAAACCCGCCCCAAAAGCCCCGAAGGTTGCAGCTACCCCCGCTGTGACCGAGACCAAAGTTGCAGCGCCCGCATTTGCTGTGGCGTCCCATTCTGACCCAAAGCCTGCTGCGGCGCCTACCGCACAGGAAGCACCCGCTGTGTCGAGTGCCTCCTCGACCGAGCCCGTCGATTACGCAACCTTGCAAAAAGCAGTGTTTGCGCTGGCCGGTAAGTCCCGCGAAGCCGCCGCCAGCGTTGCGTCAAGCATGGGCGTCAAGACGTTCAAGGAACTGGACAGCGCGAAGTGGGGCGAAGCCCTGGCCGCCGTCAACGCCAAGATTGCGGAGTTGTGATGACCGAAGCCGCGCATTCGAGATGGAGCGCTTCGGGCTTTGAGCAGCGCATGCTCTGCCCTGGCTCCCACGTTTTGCAGGCTGGGCTGCCCAACAGTTCCAGCAAGTACGCCGCAGAGGGCACCGCCGCGCACCAGGTATTGACCTGGGCGCTGCAGGAGGACCGCCCTGCTGCCGCCTATATCGGGCGTGTGATCGACGCCGACGGGTTTATGTTCGAGGTGGACGACGACATGGTTGGACATGTCCAGACGTGCATCGACTACGTGCACGATCTGCGCGGGGACGACGGCATCGTGTTTGCAGACATTCGGGTCAACTACTCCAGTTACCTGGACGTGCCAGAGTCGGACGCATGGGGCACCGCCGACGTGATCGTGGCCCGCGGCAGCGAGTTGATCGTGGTCGATTTCAAGTACGGCATGGGCGTTGAGGTCAGTGCCGAGCGCAACCCGCAAATGTCACTGTACGCCTTGGGTGCGTTGCAGGCGTACCACGGGCTGGTCGCTGACTTCGACCGCGTACGCATGGCTATCAGCCAGCCGCGCATCAAGTCGGCGCCCAGCGAGTACGACACCAGCGTGGCCGACTTAGAGGCATGGGGCCGCAGTGCTGCGCGCAGTGCGGTGGCATCGTGTACCAATGCGGAGGTGGCCCACCCCGAGGAGCACCGCCGCGCGGAGTGGCACGACACGTTCCTGCGTCCCGGCGAGAAACAGTGCAAGTTTTGCCGCGCCAAGGCCACATGCCCGGCGCTGCGCGATGAAGTCGCGGCGTTTACCGCCGCGGCGAAGCCCGCGACAGCCGACGAATTTGCACTTATCGAGCCATATAAACCGACGCCAAAGTCGAGCGAAAAATGGCTGTCCGCGTGTCTCAACCGCGTTGACCTCATCGAGGACTGGTGCAAGGCCATCCGCGCAGAGACCGAGCGCCGCCTGCTGGCTGGCGAGGAAGTGCCGGGCTACAAGCTGGTGCAGGGCAAAAAAGGCAACCGCAAGTGGGCCGACGAAAAGGCCGCCGAGGAAGTGCTCAAAGCTATGCGGCTGAAGCACGAGCAGATATACAGCTACAGCCTTATAAGCCCCACCAGCGCCGAGAAGCTGGCCAAGGCCGAAGTCATCGGCCCTCGCCAGTGGCCCAAGGTTCAGGCGCTTATCACGCAGTCTGAAGGCAAGCCCCACGTTGCTCCCGCCAGCGACTCGCGCCCCGCCCTCGACATCCGCCCGTCTGTCGATGATTTCGAAAACCTGGCGTAAGTGCTTGCCCAACGCTTTAGCACCAGCTACAATCTAACCGTTATCAACTGCTAAAAGGAACTTTTACCATGGCAACACAAAACCAACCCATTGGCCGCTTGCTTCTCAAAGACGTGCGCCTGGCATTCCCCAACCTGTTCGAGCCCACCACGGTGGCCGGTGAAGGCAAGCCCCGCTACAGCGCCACGCTGATCATCCCCGCCGACCACCCTCAGCTTGCCGAGATTCGCACAAAGCAGGAAGCCGTGGCAAAGGACAAGTGGCGCGACAAGGCCGCCGCCATGGTCAAGGGCCTGGACAAGCAGGATAAGCTGGCGCTGCACGACGGGGACACCAAGGTCAAATACGACGGGTTCCCCGGCAACTTCTTCATCAGCGCAGCGGCGCAGGAAAACGCAGCGCCCACGGTCATCGACCGCGACCGCTCGCCGCTGTCTGCGAAGTCAGGCCGCCCTTACCCTGGTTGCTACGTTAACGCTAGCATCGAGTTTTGGGCGCAGGACAACAACTACGGCCAGCGCATCAACGCCCAACTGCGCGGCATTCAGTTCCTGCGCGACGGCGACAGCTTCAGTGCAGGGCGTCCCGCCGATGCTGACGAGTTCGAGGAAGTGACCGAAGGCGCTGGTGCCGACGACTTCGCGTAAAGCACCCAGCCCTGGTAACAGGGCTGTTTTGCAGGTCCTCCAGAATGTGGAGACCCTGCAAAACAGCGGGACCTCGGAAATCCGAGGTGGCCATGGCACCAGCCGCCAACCAGCCCCGAGATTACGTGCGACCCTCTCCCGCAATCAATTTCTTCAGGGGGATGCACGGGACAGCCCCGCCGAGGTGGTAACGGATGTCGGGGCATCTCGGGGAACGGGCCAACTATTTTTGAAAGCGGGAAATGGAACAGTGGAAAGACATCCCTGGCTATGAAGGCCGGTATCAAGTGAGCGACTTGGGCCGTGTACGCGGCGTGAAGGGGTCTTTGCGCCCCCAGCCGCAAAACAGCGGCTACCTTGTTGTGCACTTGTATCTTGACGGCGTGCGTCGGGTCCGTCTGGTTCACACACTCGTTGCCGAAGCGTTCGTAAACGGGTGGTTTGCAGGGGCAGAGGTGAACCACAGAGACACCAAAAAGGTGAACAACTGCGCGACAAACCTAGAGTGGGTTACGCGCAGCAAAAACATCCAACACGCATACGCGAATGGGCATAAAGGCCCCACGCGTTTTGCTGTAGTTGGCACCCCGCTGAATGGTGGTTTTGCGGTGAGGTTTAACAGCCAGCTTGATGCTGAAAAAGCACTAGCAGGGAAAGCCAGTTCAGCGATAAATCACTGCTTGACCGGGAAAAAGAAAAGCGCCTACGGCTACACCTGGAGTCGAGCATGACGATTCTGTGGGGCGACACCGAAACGTTCAGCGAGTGCGACCTGAAAGCCCACGGGACACATCGCTACGCAGAGCATGAATCTACGCGGGTGATAGTTTGGCAATGGGCGGTTGACGATGGTGAACCCGTTGTTGAGGACTTGAGCGACGACGGCAAGCCCAGCGCCGAGTCAATGGCGCTTTTGGCAGACCCGTCCGTCACGTTGATTTTTCACAATTCAATGTTCGACCGCACTTTGCTACGCCACTGCTGGGGCATCGACGTGCCTGTGGAGCGCTGGCAGGACACCATGATCAAGGCCATGGCCCACGGCCTGCCCGGCAGCCTTGACAAGATCGGCCAGATCGTCGGCCTGGAAGCCGACCAGGCGAAGGACAAGCGCGGGCGCGAACTGATCCAACTGTTTTGCAAACCCAGGCCAAAGGGTCACGCGTTGCGCCGCGCCACGCGCGCAACCCACCCGAAGGAGTGGGCCGAGTTTCTGGAGTACAGCCGCCAGGATATCGTGGCCATGCGCGCCATCGACAGTCGTTTACCAAGCTGGAACTACCGCGCCGGTCACCCCGAGTTAGCGCTTTGGCATCTCGACCAGCGGATCAACGACCGCGGCGTGGCCGTGGACGTTGACCTGGCCACCGCCGCCATCGACGCGGTGGCCGTCGAACAAAAGCGCCTGAAGCAGGCCGTGCAGGACGCCACCGACGGGCTGGTGCAATCGGCCAGCAAGCGCGACCAGCTACTGGCGTTTATCTGCGCCGAGCACGGCGTGGACCTGCCCGATATGAGGGCCGACACCCTGCGACGTCGCGTCGATGATCCAGACTTGCCCGAAGGTGTGCGCCTGCTGCTGTCCATTCGCCTCGAAGCCACAAAGACCAGCACGGCCAAGTACGGCGCGCTGGTCAAGGCCACCAGTGCAGACGGTCGCTTGCGCAACACGTTGCAGTTCGCTGGCGCGACGCGCACCGCGCGGTGGGCCGGGCGCATCTTCCAGCCGCAGAATATGCCCCGCCCGGACATGAAGCAGGCGCAGATTGACGAGGGCATCGACGCGCTGAAAGCGGGTTGCGCCGATATGTTTTTCGACAACGTGATGCGCCTGACAGCCAACACCGTGCGCGGGTGCATCGTGGCGCCGCACGGGAAGAAACTGGTTATCGCCGACCTGTCCAACATCGAGGGCCGGGGCTTGGCGTTCCTGGCGGGCGAGCGGTGGAAACTGAAAGCGTTTGCAGACTTCGACGCGGGCGTGGGCGAGGACTTATACAAGGTGGCCTACGGTCGGTCGTTCAACATCGACCCCAAGGAAGCCACCGGCCAAAAGCGCCAGATCGGTAAGGTGATGGAGCTGGGCCTAGGGTACGAGGGCGGTGTCGCCGCGTTCCTAACTTTTGCCGCGGTCTACAACATGGACTTGGGCCAGCTTGCCGATGCGGTCTACAGCACCGCGTCGCGCGAAGCACTGACCGACGCACAGGGCGTATGGAAGTGGGCCACCAGCAAGAAACGCACGCTGGGCCTGCCCGAGCGTATCTACGTGGCGTGCGAGGTGCTGAAGAAGGCCTGGCGCGAAGCACACCCTATGACCAGCGCGCTGTGGAAAGCAGCGGGCGACAGCGTGCGCGCGGCCATCAGCAACCCCGGCGTGATTTTCCCGATTGGCGAGCACCTGCGGGCTCGGCGCGATGGCGCCTGGCTGCGCATCCGGCTGCCAAGTGGGCGGTATCTCTGCTACATCAACCCCAGCGTGGACGACGACGGGCAAATCACGTACTTCGGCGTCAACCAGTACACCCGCCAGTGGGGGCGCATCAAAACCTACGGCGGCAAGCTGGTGGAGAACGCCACCCAGGCATTCGCCCGCGACGTTCTAGCCTACAACATGCCAGGCATCGAAGCCGTGGGCTACGAGATCGTGCTGTCAGTGCACGACGAACTGCTGACCGAGACCCCCGATAGCCCCGAGTTCAACGCCGACGTGCTGGGCCGGATGATGGCCACCGCACCGGCATGGGCGAAGGGCATCCCGCTGGCTGCCGCTGGCTTCGAGACCACCCGCTATCGAAAGGACTGACCCATGAAAACCCCACCCACAAACCTGAGCCCCGAGGAACTGGAGCGCTGGCACCACGCCACCGGCGACACGGCACTGGCCGCTGCGTACGCCAGCGCGGTTGACGGTGATGCGGACCTGCGCGCCGACCTTGATTATTTTCAGGCCGAAAACGATAGGCTGGCTAGGCAAGTAGACGACTTGGCTGCCAAGGTAGAGGAACTGGAAAGCAACTAATACCCTACCCCACCGAGGGGTTTTTATTTGCCCGTAGCATTTAGCAAGTGCTAAACTTCAGACATCAACAACAGCAAGGATGCAAACCATGAAACCCTCTCACTTCACCACCCCGCGCAGCATGCACGACGCGGTGTTTATCCCAAGCGCCGACCCCATCGAGCGCCAGCAGCGCAACGATACCGCCGACGCCGTGGTGCTGTTCGGCTGTACGCTCGCCGCCGCCGCTGTCGGGTTCATTTTGCTGGTGTGGGGGTGAGCAATGCGTGAGTCCACAATCGAAGCGCACCTAGTCAAGCGCGTGAAGGAACTTGGCGGCGAGGTGCGTAAAGTCCAGTGGGTCGGCAGGAAAAGCGCCCCCGACAGGGTGGTGATGTTGCCCGAAATCATAGAGCGTGTTCGCCAAGATGGCCCTTGGGGAACCCGCTACGTTGACAAGTTGGCGCGGCCTTCCGCGCTGTACTGGGTCGAACTAAAAGCCCCTGGTCAGGGGCCCCGCCCCAGCCAGGTGCGCGAGCACGAGCGCATGCGCGCCATGGGCCAGCGCGTGGTGGTAATCGACAGCATCGAGGGCGTTGAGGGGTTGTTGGCATGACCAAGCCCACACCGCCTAGCCAAAAGAATCGAAAGCAGGTCAAAGTCGGCGCGCTGTCGTATGCCCAGCTTGTGCTGCACATGCTCGAAGGCGTGCACACTTGCCAGGAACTGGCAGAGCTTACCGGCCTGCACTATGTGACCGTGCTCCAGTACACGCGCGAGTTGCACGCCGCTGGCGCTGCACATATCTGCGCCTGGGAAAAGGACACCATGGGGCGCGACAGCATCAAGGTTTACAAGATCGGCAAGGGCCGCAACGCAAAGCGCGAAAGAATGACCCCCGCGCAGCGGGCCATGCGCTACCGCGCAAAGGCGGCCCACTTGGCGATGATCAACGTCATGGCGGGGGGCGCAGCATGAAGTGCGTGCATTGCGGAGTGTGGACGTTCGTGCTGGAGACCCGCCGACGCAAGGACGGAACCTGCGTGCGCCGGTATGAATGCGCCAACGGCCACAGGTTCACAACCGAGGAGCGAGTGCGTGCGTGACTACACCCCCCGCGCCTTCGCGCCGATGGCCATGAACCATTTCAACCAGTGGCCGCGGTGCGCGCCGTGGGCAACTGAAAGTGAAACCAGGACCACACAACGAGAAGTATTTCTAAAAGCGCTGGCAGCGGCGCGAAACATTAACTTGGGACACTAAGGAGTAAAACATGAACATCGACAACCTGACTTTTGGCGAACTCAAACAAATCGCGGCCATGTTCGCAGGCCAGCAAACAGCAGCAAAACCGGCAAACCCGGTCATTGGCAAATACTGCATCGCTCGTTGCTATTCCGCTGGCGTCCATGCTGGTGAAGTGGTGAGCGTGGATGGTGAAAACGTCATTCTGAAGGATTCGCGACGCCTGTGGTCGTGGAAAGCGCAAGACGGCATTGCGCTGTCTGGCGTGGCACAGCACGGCGTCGTGTCCAGTGAATGCAAGATTGATGTGGTCAATCCGTTGATCTATCTGACGGGGGTGTGTGAGTTGATCCCATGCACCGAAAAGTCAAAGGAGAGCATCAATGCCTAGCAAGGTGTTTCGAGAGGGCAACGGCTACTGCGAAGGTGACGGTGACGGTGACGGCTACGGTGACGGCAGTGCCAGTGGCAGTGGCGACGGTGGTGGCAATGGCAGTGGCCGTGGCTATGGCAGTGGCAATGGCTATGGCGGTGGCTATGGCAGTGGCAATGGCTATGGCGGTGGTAGTGGCAGTGGCAGTGGCAGTGGCTACGGTAAAGGTTAACGACATGACCCCGACCATACTGCTCTGCTTGGTCGTCGCAGTTACAGACGGCGACACGATCAAAGCCCGCTGTGGACAACCCGGAAATTACGAACAGATAACAGTTCGTATCAGCGCCATAGACGCGCCCGAGTCACGACAAGCATTCGGGCAAAAGTCAAAGCAACACCTGTCCGACCTGTGCTTTCAACGGCAAGCAACCATCAACCCGAAGACCACGGACAAGTACGGGCGCACGGTCGGCGATGTTGAGTGCCAAGGCCGTGACGTTGCCACAGAGCAAGTTCGCGCGGGCATGGCTTGGTACTACGTCAAGTACGGCAAGGGGCGCGAGCAGCTGCAAGCTGTTGAGCAGGCAGCGCGACAAGCTGGCCGTGGGCTGTGGGCGCAGCACGCCGAGCCGCCGTGGGAGTGGAGAAAGAAGCAAACCACAACACAAGGAGACAAGCCATGACACAACCCGAAGCACTACGACTGGCTGATGTGCTGGAGTCGCATGGCACCGACCCCCACGCCGCCACCCGCCGCGCCCATGTCGGAGCGGTCTTTCCTGAATGCAGAGCTCAGATGGCGAACTATCTCGCTGCTGGTGTTGATGTCGTGATTGGCCCTCAGACCGAGTGCGGCCCAGACGTGCCGCCCATTGCTATCGCAGTTGCCTCCGATCAGGCATTTTGGATCGACTGCTGTGAGACTGCTGATGCCGCAAAGTCTCGCGCACAGGAACTTGGTCTTCGCGTCGTAGAAACAAAGGACAAGCCATGACACAACCCGAAGCACTACGACTGGCTGATGCGCTGGAGCAGCAGTTTCCGTTAGGCACAGCACAGGAATACCTTGACGGAGAAGCAGCCGCCGAACTGCGCCGACTTCACGCTCGCGTCACTGAGCTGGAAGCACAGGCAGTGCCAGCGGCATTGTTCGACGCCGAAGGTTTCCGCGAGTGGGAGACGCGCAACATGCCAGACGACACGATCATCGGCAGCAGCGCGTGGTGGGCCGCCATGCGCAAGCAAACACGAACAGTCACCTATGTTTGTCCTGTATGCGCTGCTAGTTTGGAGAGACAAGAATGACAAGCGCAGCAGAAAAGATCATGCGAGCGCTTGTTGAAAAACAAGCAGACGACCGCGCTCACAGGCTTGCGACCAACGCGGCTGAGGAATTTATCCGCTGTAACGGAATGCCGACAGACGCCGCCGATGAGTTTGTTTTTCACGGCGCAGATTTGGCCGACGAGTATTTTCAGGATTGCGTCGCACATCTACTCTGGGTTGGTGAATGTGTCGTGTTCGACGGCGACGACGAGACAAAGATCGTCCGATTGGGCGATTTCACATTGGAGTCTTTGGCATGAGAACCATCGAACGAATTTTGTGCGCGTTGTTTGGTCACAAATACGTTGTGCATCGTGTATTCAATCCCGGTGCTCGACAAGTCGGTTGCACAAGATGCAATCGCAAGTGGGCCATGCACGACAACACGCGGTCGTTTATAGATTGGGACGGCGAGCTTGAATCTATGTACCGCAGTTTTGGGCAATGGAAATGAAAACATGCCGCACATGCAACCAACCTAAGCCCGCCGAAGCGTACAGAGGCACCCGCAGCATGTGCCTTGCATGTGAACACGCGCGGAAGCGCCAGTGGTACGCGGCGCAGACCGTCAAGCCACATCAGAGAGAGGATCAAAAGGCGTACTACCGCAATTGGTACGCGGCCCATGCAAACACGGTGAAGGCCCGCGCCGTAGAGTGGGCCAAGGCCAACCCCGACAAGCGGCGCGATGTGTGCCGCGAAAACATGGCCCGCCAGCGCGGCAAGCTGAACGACGCATACGTGCGCCGGATGCTGGCTGCAAGCATGGGACTGAAATCCGCAGACATACCGCAACCGCTGGTGGAAGCCCAGCGGGAACTGCTAAAGATAAAGAGGTACATCCGTGAAAACAGCAAGTGAGCTACGCGCCGAACTGGCGCAGGTATTTGAACAACTCAAGGTCGGGGCAATCAAGCCCAGCGAAGCCGCAGAGCTTGCCAATCTGGCCGGGAAGATGATCGCATCGGCCAAGGTGCAAGTGGAGTACGCAGCGCTGCGAAAGGACGTTCCCGAAATCTCATTTTTAAAGGATGACAGCCATGCGGCCTGACGAAGTGATTGCGATGGCGCGGGAGGCTGGCATTGCAAGCTGGCACGTAGACCTCAAGAAGTGGGTTTACGAACAAGGCCTTGAGCGTTTCGCCGAGTTGGTAGCAGCAAAGGAGCGCGAGGCGTGTGCGCGAGTGTGTGAAAACATTTTCCAAACGCAGCGCCCGTATGAAATCTATGCAGAGGCCGCGCAAGAATGCGCCGCCGCCATCCGCGCAAGGGATAAAGCCATGAAGGGAGAACCACATGGACAGAACGCACCCTGACTCGGGCCGCATAGTGACCACTGGGGATGTGCTCAACGACACGCTGGATGAAATCGAGCAACTGCGCGAGCAACAACGGCAAGACACCGAGCTGATCCGGCAGATGCTGGAGGCGCTTGGGGTTGCGGAGGCCGCGCTGTCGGACATAGGGGACGCCGACCGCGAGCCCGGCGACGATGTCGCTTGGTGCGAAAGACGGGCCGCCGATGCGCTCCCGCGGGTTCGTGCTGCTCTCGCCCGTGCAGCAAAGGCGCGAAACATTAACTTGGGACACTAAGGAGTAAAACATGAACATCGACAACCCGACTTTTGGAGAACTCACCCGCCGCCTCGCCCTCTGCTGGCGCATCCTCCGCGCCGAGCCGGGCAACCTGATGGCCCACGCAGAGCGTGAACTGCCCAAGGCAGACGACGAGATGCAAGCGCTGATGAACGCCCAACTGAAGGAGATGATCCTAGTGTTCAGCACGCACGGGCACAGCGGGTTCAGCGCCAACTGGGCGCGCCACTGCCTCGACAAGTTGCTCGCCTACCAGCCGCTCGGCCCGCTCACGGGCGAGCCCGACGAGTGGTGCGAGGTCGGTGACGGCGTCTTCCAGAACCGCCGCTGCAGCCACGTCTTCAAGCAGGCAGACCGTTTTGACGGCCAGGCCTACGACCTCGACGGCCGGGTGTTTCGGGAGCCGAACGGCGCCTGCTACACCAACCGCGACAGCATGGTGCCGATCACTTTCCCGTACACCCCGACGACGGTCTACGTCGACGTGCCCGGTGCAGAAAGTGATGGGCAAGTCCCCGAAACCGCAGCGAAAGCTGCTTGAACGGAAGAACCGCTATGCGAACCGCGCCGCCGCCATCCGCGCAAGGGATAAAGCCATGAAGGGAGAAACCAATGTCACGTAGAGCAAGACAGCGCGGCGACAAGCACGACCGCTGGCAAGACGAGCGGGATCGAGACGACGACGACATTTTGGGCAATAAATGAAAACATGCCGCCATCAAAAATGATAAAGCAAACAAACGATAAGGCCGCCGTGGTGGACACTGGCGTCCACTGGTTGCCGATTGACAAGGACACGCCGCGCGGGACCAAGCTGCAACTGATAAACCGCCGCTATGGCGTGGCGCAGTACGGCATGCTGCTCACGGGCGACACTTGGTACACCCATTGGGCCCCGCTGCCCACATTCAAAAAATGACCCGCCAGTTCACCCCCCGCCCCTACCACGGGCGGGTCATGCAGCATTTCGCGGACAATCCGCGTTGCGCCCTGTTCGCCAAGCCCGGCATGGGCAAAAGCGTGATGGGCCTGACGTTTATCGACTACTTGCATAACGTCTGGGGCGAGACCCGACCTACCCTGGTGCTAGCGCCACTGCGAGTGGCGCGCGATACCTGGGCCAACGAGGCCGCGAAGTGGGAACACTTGCGCGGGCTTGAGGTGGTGCCGGTGGTGGGCACGCCCGACCAGCGCAAGGCCGCGCTGCGCCGCGATGCCCCCGTGTTTGTCACCAACTACGACAACTTGGAGTGGCTGCGCGACCAGTTCGATGGCAAGCCGTGGCCCTTCGGTATGGTGGTGCCGGACGAATCGACAAAGCTTAAAGGCTTCCGGTCACGGCAGGGCACCGTGCGCGCCCAGGCGCTGGCAAAGGTGGCGCACTCCCAGACGGAACGTTGGATCAATTTAACCGGCACCCCGGCCAGCAACGGCTTGGCCGACCTGTGGGGGCAAACATGGTTCCTTGACGCTGGCCAGCGCCTGGGCCGCACGTTCAGTGCTTTCCAGCAGCGATGGTTTCGCCCCGTTGCCAAAGGCGGGGGCCAGCAGTTCACGCGCTGGGTTCCCGCAGAGCACGCGCAGGAAGAAATACAGCAGCGCCTATCTGACATCTGCTTGACACTGGACCCGCGCGACTGGTTCGACCTGCGCGAGCCAATCGTCAACACCATCGAGGTGCAACTACCGGCCAGCGCGCGGGCGAAGTACCGGGAAATGGAGCGCGAACTGTTCACGATGATCGAGGGCAGCGAGGTCGAAGCCCTGAACGCTGCCGCGAAGTCGCAGAAATGTCTGCAGTTGGCGAACGGCGCGGTGTATCTGGACGCCGAACGCTACGGCCAGGGCAAGTGGGCCGAATGTCATTTCGAGAAGCTGGACGCACTGGCCGAACTGGCCGAACAGACGGGCGACGACCCCCTGCTGGTGGTGTATCAGTTTGTAAGCGACCGCGAGCGTTTGCTGCGCGCCTTTCCCGATGCGTTGGACCTAAGCAAGCCCGAGCACATGGCGCAGGCCATGGCGGGCAAGGGCAAGCTGTGGCTGGGCCACCCCCAGAGCATGGGCCATGGTGTTGACGGCTTGCAAGAACATTGCAACACGGTGGTGTTCTTTGCCCAGGACTGGAATCTCGAACACCACGACCAGGTTATCGAGCGCGTTGGCCCGATGCGCCAGTACCAAGCGGGCAAAGACCGCCCCACGTTCATACACTACATCGTGGCGGCGGGGACAATTGACGAACTGGTGATGGCCCGCCGGGCATCAAAGCGCGAAGTGCAGGACATCCTGCTGGATTACTTGAAAGGGAAAAAATGAAACTCTGCGAACGATGCGGCGTGTTGCCGTCAGGCTGCAACTGCACCCTGCCGGGCGGGGTGGAGCGCGTCGAAAAACAAAGCGCCCTAGACGTGCAGGTAGCGGGCGGGCACTACAAAGACCTCAAAATCCAGCCTATAGAGTACATCCACGCGAACGGCATTCCGTTTGCTGAGGGCAGCGTGATCAAGTACGTGACGCGCTGGCGCGTAAAAGGCGGCATCAAAGACTTGGAGAAGGCCCGTCACTTTCTGGACCTGTTGATCGAACTGGAGAAACGCCATGGATGACGCCGACCGCGCAGCGCCCGAGATTGAGCGCGGTATCGAGGAAGCCCAGCGCTTGCGCCGCCCTGCTGGCCCCGTGGCGACCGGCCGCTGTCTGCACTGCGACGAAGTGCTGGACGACGTGCGCCGGTGGTGCGGCCCTGAATGCCGCGACCAGTGGGAATCGTTGACGGGTTGCGGGGCTATTTCGCCACGCCCTTGACCTTCTCCAGCGTGCGCAGGCCGCCAATGCCCAGCAACCCGCCCAG